TAACAGCTCATGTAAATTTCATGTTCCCACTTAAGGGATTGTAAAGAATGATGCGAATCATAACGTGTGGCATCACTCATCAAAGCTGCAGGGTCCTTATATTTAGCCCATGTTCTCTCGAAGTGTTCTCCTCGAATTTTAAGTGTATCCTTTTTCATACAAACATGGTAAGAAAACATATCATCGATTGCGTCGTAAATATGTTTCTCTATAGGACGAAGGAAAGCTCCCAATCTATAATTAAATTGGTCGCTTCTAAACAAAATTGCTCTACCTATTGGTATCTTACCATTCTTAAGTAAAAGCTTTTCCTTCTTGATTGTTGGGTTAACAGTAGCATACTGTCCTGTCAATATAATATAAACTCCGTCTTGCACGGTTTTCCTCATTAGATTTCTTTTCCTCGGTACTGTTGTTTCTATCATTTCAGTATCGGTATATTTATAAATCGGAAAACCCTGGAGATACTTCCTGATTATTGCTGACTGAAATTTTAATTTCAGCAAATACCAGTGAAGTTTTGGTGGTGGTGTTTCCTTGAACGTTACCACGCCTGTGGTTGAATCTGTAACAGCAAGATACAGGACTCGTTCAAGAAAACTTCTGGATGCTGTGGTAAGATCGTTTCCAAGCGCGGTGCATTGGAATTTAGGACTGAGATTATGTATTGAAATAAATTTGCCCAGTTCAACTGTTTGTTTAAGTGAAGCACCCAAGACCTGTACGATAATCTTGTTTCTTGGAGCTTGTGATTCAGTTGATTTATCCACGATCCTGAGGTGTGGTTCTCCTTGTCAATGGAAGATACTAGTCTGCGCTTGATATTTGTCACGAGTAACATCACTATTGTCGTACCTGCTGAAAATGTCAAGAGCATCAGTAAATATTTCATTGAAATTATTTTTATCAAAATCGTCAGTACTGTAATGCTCCCTGAGAAAATTAATAGCTGCTGGATAAAGTATAGCGAGTGTCGGCCTCCCATTTCTTTTGAGGGTCTTGAATTTATCGACAAGGTCATATACTGCATTACGTACTGAGAGTTTGTAAACTTCAAACTTCTTTACAATCTGGTCAGCTACAATCCCTGGATTGGTGACGTTGTAAACTAAAGCTGGTTGGTTTGGTATTG